TTTGAACTCTGCTGTTTGTCCTTTATTATTTGTAAGTTCTATTACATTATAAGGGTAGCAAAATAATTTATTATTTTTTGGAGTGTAACCATCTATCGTTTGCTGATTAAATGTATAACTTTTTGTAGCTCTTGCACCTGTTACACTTGGCAGAACCTGCTGAAGTCTATCAACATTACCACCTGACATATCATTAAAATTAGGCATACAAAAGCTAGGTACTGCATAAATAAATTGTATTGCGTCTGCTTTTCCCATTCTACAATATTGAAGTAAGGTAGCATTTAAAACATCAATATTTGAACCAGCATAATATTTTAGGCCAGAATATACACCGTCATATTCATTACCTGTTACATAACTTGTATCTGTTTCACTTTCTGGGTAACTTTGACTAACTGCAACTACATATATAAAATTAGTTAAATTTTGTAAAGGGTAATTTACATCATAAAATACATAATCTCCATATCCTAAATTTTCTTCTAATGTATTTGCACCTATACTATCATCTGTAACATGTTCTCTTACTATAAAAGACTGTTTATATATAATATTAAAATACCAACTTTGAAATACATCAAGTTCATAATGTATTAATGAAGTATCTTCGTCAACATATTCAATTTCAGTAATAAAAGCATAAAACCATTTATTTTTAAATCCTGAATTTTTAAACATCAAATAATTTGCATTATATAAACTATAAATTTGACCTTGCACAGTTATTACACCGTCTCTTACAAAAGTTAATTTTGTAAAATTATTTCCTGTTGCTTTTGATAAAAAGAAATTTGTTTGTTCTTGCTCTGTTGCAAATGTATATTGATTTTTATAATCATTTGTAATATCTACATTAAGCAAGCGACATTCACTTTGTGGGTTTATATAATTTGACATAAATTTTCTCCTTTTTATAAATAAAATGCAGTTAATAAATAACTGCATTTTTATTTTATTCTACTGTTACTGCAACTGTTGTTGTGTCTGCTTCATTGTTATTTGTGCTAACAGTTATATTTGCAACACCAGCTTTTAATGCTATTATTTGACCTCTTGTATTTACTTCTGCAATAGTAGTATCACTTGAAGCATAATTGATACCTTTATCTGTTGCATTTGCAGGTTCTACTTTTGCTTTTAAATCAAACACATCTCCAACTTTTAAGTTTAATGCTGTTGTTTCAACATATACTCCTGTTGGACTAACAGTTTCATCACTTGTTACAAATGCGACTGCGTTTGCAAATGGAGATAAAGCAAATGTAGACCATGCGTGAACATAGTAATTGAAAACTAATGCTCTTGCATTATAGAAGTTTCTAAATTTAAACAAGTTGTCATAAATTTGTAAAAATGCTTCATCACATAATATACCAACAATAGTATTATTTTGGAACTCATCAACTTCTACAAGTCTTGAAGGAACCTCGGTTTTTTCCATATTAAAGGCTTGTGCCAATAATTCAACATCAATTTCTGCAAATACATCAGTTGTTGCTATAAAGCATATTCTGTCTTTATTAGTAAATGTAGTAACTGGTGTTTCATTTGGAAATAGTAAACCATAAGAATTGTAATCATTTCTTGGAAATTTGAATTTACCAAAAGTTTTCTTAATTAATTTTACTAAATCTTTTGCAGTTTGATTATTTGTTGGTGCTGTTACTTGTATTTTTCTAATTGTAGAATTTGTTACAGCTTTTGAAAGTAAATTTCTAGTATAAGCATATTCGTCAATTTCATTTCCATTTGTCAATGACATTACTTTTGCGTCAATGAAATCTCCTAATTTTTCAATAGAAACAAAAGCACCTCTTAATTCGTCTTCTGCAACTGATACCTCGTATAAGTCCCTTCTGTTTCTTCTATAATATACAACTTTATCATCACTTTCATTATATGATAATAGTTTTGCCATACTAGCTTCACTTAATTCATATTTTTTACCTATTGCAGGGTTTGTGAAAATATTTTGTATATCTGTTCCAAGTGGTGCTGTTCCTTTTTTAAATATTCCTAATGGATTTTTAAAACTTTGTCTTTCTACCATTGTTTTAAAAATTCTGTTTACTAATCCATTTACAAATTCAGTAGTTAAATCTTGGTCTTCTAATATAAAACCAATTCTGTCAATATTATCATCACTTGCCATTACAGGTACTTGTGATTGATAATTTGAGCTTGCAGTCTGTCTAATATAGTTTAATGCGGCGATTGTTTTTTCTGTACTTGCCATTTTAATTTAAACCTCCTTTTTCGTCTACTACATCATCTAATGTTAGTAGTTTATTATCGTTTTCTTCATCTTGTTTTTTCTTTTCAATAGGGTCTTTATTTTCTACTGCTTTGTTTGTAACTTGTGTAAATAGCTTGTTATTTGTTTCTAATAATTGTACTTTTTCATCTTTTAATTTTTGCATGTCATCTTGATATTGTTTATCTTGTGCTATTACACTATCATAATCAGTTGATAAATCTGCTACAACATCGCTAATTTTTGAAAAGTCGTCCCCTAATTTTGTTTTAATGTCATCAATTATTTTGTCGTAATCTTCTCTTGTTTTCATATTATACCTCCTATTATAATAATTTAAACATACTTAAAAATAAATGTCAACTCTTTTTGTAAAAATTAAAGGTGTTTTATATTTTTTCTTATTTTGTGTTGGTACAGGTGTAGGTGGAGTTGGTGGAAGCGGAGTACCTTCATATATTATAGATATTCCTTCTTCGTTTGGAAATCCCATAAATGTTGCAGGGTTTGTATATGTTTCTTTGCTTGCATGAAAAATCCAACTATGTTCACTTATATCTTGCATTTCAACATGAAGATGTATACCTGTTGAATGACCTGTTGTACCTTCTAAACCAACTTGTTCTCCAATTTGAACAGTATCTCCAACATTTTTATTTGAAGGTTCATGTAAATGACCATATAAAAAACCCATACCAGTTGTACTATCTTTCATTATTATATAATTTCCGTAGCCGTTTTCGTCCCAGTCTTTATGAACTACTGTACCGTTGCACATAGAATAAACAGGAACATTTCCTAAAGAAGAAGGTGTTGCAATATCTAAACCTCTATGGTTTCTTGGTTCTTCCCACCATACAGAAGTTACATAAAATGTAACATTTATAAAAGGTGCAATTCTTGCTGTATAATCTGCCATTTATTAATCCTACCTTATTTTTAAAACTTGACCGTGGTTTAATTAAACTTGGATTTTTACCTATTATATCTCTATTGTTTTCATATATTACTTGCCAACTTATTCCGTATTTTTTTCCTATATTATATAAGTTATCTCCGTGGCTTTACAATATACGCTTCTGCTGTTTCTCTATCTGTACTTGCATTTATTTGTAAAACTTGTCCCGGTTTAATTAAATTAGGGTTACTTCCTATTGTATTTCTGTTGTTTTCATATAGTGTTTGCCAACTCATACGATATTTTTTAGCAATAGTTGTTAAATTATCTCCGTGGCTTTACAATGTATGTTCCAGCAGTTTCAACAACATTTTCATTATTAGTTAAGTTTTCAACAGGTTTTTCCACATTTTCCACATTTTCGACATTTTCTACATTTATTTCTTTGTATAAATAGTCTAAATCAACATTTCCCTCTATTCCGTCTATTTTTCCAACTGATGTAAATTGCCACATAACAACATTTTTATGTTGGTATTTTGCTTCTTCTTGTGGCTCTCCATTATTTGTACCATAACCTGCTGACCATATTTGATATTTTTGTTTTATATCTGTTTCTATTTTTGTTCTTAACCAATAATTATTTGCATAAATTCCTACTTCATAACCGTTATTTGATATTATTTCACAAAATTTACTAATAATTTGTGATAATTCCTCTTTAGTTAATTTTTCTTGTATTTTATCTTCTAAATCATACCATACACCTAATTTTATTTCATTTTTATAAGATTCAACTAATCTTAATACATGCTCTGCTTCACTTTCTGCTTTTTGAATAGTATCTGCATAAGAAAATAAATAAACTCCAAATGGAATGTCTAGTCTTATACATTCTTCTACATTTCTTATAAATTGCTTGTCATCTTGCATTTCTAAATTCATTCCATAGCCACATCTAATTATTGCAAAATTAATTTGTGGTTTTACTTTTTCCCAATTAATTTTATCTTGATGTGTAGATACATCAACACCTTTTAACATGCTTTTCTTTCCTCCTTCAATATTAAAATTTCTTTACCATAATCTTTTGAAATTTGCATTTCTATTCTACAACCTTTTGCATTTTCCCAACCGTTCATAAATATTACTCTGTCTGCTTCTACTAAAAGGTCAATAGATTTTGCCATATAAAAAATTGGTGGTTTTTCAGGTTCAAAGTCATTAAATACTGTTTCTAATACTTCGTGTCCTTCATTTTCTAATTTTCTAACTAATTGCATGCGTTCAAACTTTATTTGTTCATAAGATTTGTTCGACATTGGTTGTGCAATAAATATTTTCATTAGTAGTCCTCCTTGTTTGTTTCATTTGTATTTGTACTTTGGTTATAACTTATATTTGAAGCACCTAGTATTGAACCTAAAAATACTTGAAATCCTGCTAATATTGTTAAAACTGTATCTGTATATACAAAATTTAATGTAGACATTATTACTCCTGCAAATGTAATAAGTGCTGGTAAAAATATTAATGCAAACCATTTTAGTAAATCATAAGTTTTATTTGACATATTTTCCACCTCTTTTCATTTTTATTTTAGTATATATTATTTTATAAAAAATATCAACATTGCATTGACATTTTTTCATTATTTGTTATAATAATTTTATTACATGCTAATATTTCAAGTTTTATTCATTTATTCCTTGTATATCAATATAAAGACTGTTTAAACAGTCTTTATATTTGTTTTAATAATTTATTATATTCTTCTAACATTATCTTTTTATCATTAAAATTATAAGTTAATGGTCTAATGTCATTTCCAAGTTTTACTGTAATTATTATGTAATATTTATTTTCAGTGTATTCATATTGTAAAACTTGAATTGTATCTCTTTTTACTTTTCCATTTTCTGGAAGATTTATAAATTTTGATTTTAATTTTGCGTTTTCTTCATGTAATTTTATAACAGTATTTTGTAAATCCTCATTTGTGTTACTTAAATTTATTTTTTCTTCATTTATAATATCTAATGTATTTTCTAATTTTGATATTTGTTTAATTAAATCTTGTTTTTCTTTATTTCTCATTTTTAACCTCCATTTGATGTTTTATTTTATCAAATGCGTCATCTAATATTTTGTTTATTTCTTCATCATTAAGCATTAATGAGTTTATATTAATTTCTTTTGATAAATTATCGTTACTATCTACATAAACACTAAATTGTATTACTTTAATTTTTGTTTCCATAATTATTTCCTTTCTTCTAATAGTTCTCTCATAGCTCCTGCTATTTCAATATATCCCTTATTTTCATAAACATCTGCTTTTTCTTTTATTATTTTTTTATTTACCCAATATGTTTTTATTGTTTTTTCATAATTTTTAAGTTGTTTTGCTGTGTATAATTCACCATTATAAAATTTATTATTTTCTTCTTCTAATTCCGTATTCTTCTGTTGTTCTTTTTGGTATAGGTCTAATAAGGCTTCTAATAACTTAACATCACTATCTTTAAGTTCAATGCTTGTTGGATTTGGAAAAGAATAGAATGGTTCTATTAATTTTTCATTAATTTCTTTTATTATTTCTTCTTCACTCATAATTAGTTCTCCTCTCTAATACTCTTTACGATTTGTTTATGCAATTTATCAATACATTTATTTTTTTCTTTGTCAGTTAAAATATTTTGAAACCATAAATATAAAATATCATCTTTTGCTTTTTCAAATATATCTATATCTTTACATTTATATTTTTGTCTTGCTAATTGTAATTCAATGCTTTCAAATGCATTATAATGAATTTCTATCATTCTTTCTTCACTCATATCTATTTATCTCCTCCTTGTAAAAGTTCTTCTATAAATTTTGTAATTTCTTCTTTTGTATCGCTATGTTCATTATAATAATTTTCTATAATTTCAATTACTTTTGATTTTGGAATATAATATTCATTTAAAGTATTTAAAAATACTTGTGCTTCTTCTACATACATTGATACATCTTTTGGTTTTATAGAATTTTCAAATAATATTAATCCTAAATTTACAATGTTTCCTATGTCATCATCTAATGTTTTTTCCAATTTTTTATTTCTTGCTATTAGATTTTCTATGGCTCGTATTACTCCAAAATACCCTAGATTTTTATAATGATTTACAAATGCTTCTAATTCTTTTATATCTTCTTCCATTTATTTACATTCCTTTTCTATTTCATTTACAAAATTTGTAATGTCATCACTTGTTTTAAAATTATCTAATATTTCATTTGTTATATATTTACATAAAAAACTTTTGTCTGTCTTTTTAACATACAATTTACAATAACCTTCTTCTGGTAATTCTGCAAATATAGTATAAATAACAAAATTATCTATTCGTAATAAATTAGATATAAGATTAAATTTATAATTTCTTAAATCTTGCATTTTTCCAAATCGTTTTGTTGTATATATTATCATTATAATTTCTCCTTTAATTCAAAACTTGTTTCTACAAGTATTACTCCTCCGTGGTACATGTTTAAATGTTAATTTTCCACCACAGAAAAATCCTACTTTAAAATCTTTTATGTCAAATTCTTTCCATTCGTCTTCTTCAAATATTTTATAATATACATGTTTTTTATCTTCACTATATTTTATACATGATTTACTCATTCCTGCACAAGTAACCTCGTAGTGGTCTTCTATAAAGTCAATATAACTTTTTTGTCTTATGTATTTTCCAAATTTTGGTGTTTTTTCTAAATCCCATGCTCCTAGCTTGTAAGGGTCTATATCTACTACTTTTTTAAGAACTTCTAAATCAATAGCCTTGCAATGAATACTGTCTGTATCACTATAAATATAATAATCTTCTCCAAAATGCTCTACTGAATATTCTTTTATTATTTGTGATGTTGTTATTGTTTTTCGTCTTGCATAAGATGTAATAAAACTTGCCATTGGAATAAAAATACTATCTCTTTCTTCTTTTTCTCCAGTTGCGTATTTTACTATGTCATCTTCTGTTAAATATGGAGTTTTACTTGCTACATTAGGATTTAAGCCAAATTTTCCATAAAGAGAGTTCAGCATTAATTTTGAAATTAAATACATTCCTTTGTTTCCTGCTTTTTTACTTTCAATTTTTCTTTGCGACCATTTTTCAATATATTTATCAAATAAATGTAATTTTCCTTGGAATTTATAGCCATTGTGCCACTCTAAATCGTTTTCGTCTATATCATAGTGTTTAAAAAATAATTCTAAATCAACATTTGTCATTACTAATGTCTCAACTTCTCCATTTGATGATGTTATATATTCATTTCTATTTTTATATGCCTGCTTTGCAAGTAGTGTGGGCAATTTTCCTTTTTTTAATTCAAACGAACAACTAAAACATTGTATATAAAGTGGGTGGTATTTATCTTCTTTGTATTTTCCTTCATAATATACAGGATTTCCAACCGGTAATAATTCATAGTACATTACAGAAGGGTAAAGGCTGTTTACATCAAGAACCATTAAATCATTTATAATTTTATCTTGATTTACAGGATTTACATAACAAAAACCACCCCTGTAACTTTTTCTTAATTCTTTATCTATTTCATAAGGTAAAATTGGAAAATAATATTTAAAATTATCTTCTCTTAATATCTTTTTATAATCTGCAAGTGCATTAGAACCTTGTGTCATTTTTGTTAAATTTTCATTAAACATTACATCTAGTGCTTTTGCCATTACTTCAACATCATTTCTTAAATATGTTAATTCTTCGTCGTCTATTTGATGTCCTACTTCTCTAAATTTATCATAATCAATTTTTTCTTCTTTTATTTTTTCTGCAAGTTCTCCAAGTCCAAAAGCTTTTGCAACTTCTAATACACTCATATTAAGTATTTTTAAACTATCATATATTCTAACACTATTTACTTTTTTGTTTCCTACTGTGAAAAAAATCTCAATAGAATAAAATTTTCCGTCACTTGAAATTAATGTTGTAAATGTTTTATCTTCTCTATCTCTTTTGTCTTTTATGTGTTTAAATCCATTTTTTAAAAGCCAAAATAAAATAAATTCTCCGTCAAATTTCAGGTTGTGAAAATACAAATCATAATTTTTGTTTTCTTGACAAAAATTAAAAAATGTATTAATATCATTTCCGTAAATAAAATTTTTTGAATTACCTATCTCACAAACAGCCCATGCCCAAACACGACAGTCGTTTGGGTCTGTGGTTGTTTCAAAATCGGCAGTAAATTTTTTCTTGTTTATTTGTTTCATATTCTTCTTACCCATTCTTCCATAATTTCATTGAATTTTCCTTGTAAATTTTCATCAAATTCTTTGTCGCTTATAAACGATGTACCTTTGTAATATTGTTTTATATCGCTCAAAATATCGTTATCTGCTATCAATGAATAAAAATCCATGACATCTACATCATCTAGCAAGCTAACTAACTGGTCGTACCCTTCAACATTATCTTTAAATGTATTTTCTAATGCTTGCAGGTAATTTTCTTTGTATACTTTATTTTTATTATAAAGCCATGTTTTTGTTTTATATCTATCTATTCTTTCAATTAGTTTTTCAAGACTTTGTTTATCTCTGGTTTCTACATTATTTAAACTTTTTATTTTGTTTTGCAAATTTTCTTTTTCTTCATTTTTTAACCTAAATCTAGTATAGTCTTTGCTTACATCACCTGTATCGTCATCAATATTTTCTATTCTTGATATTTCACTTCTTAAATTAGCTTTACTTCTTATTATACCTATTCTTATTTCATTTCTTTGGTATTTTGTCATTCTTATACCACTTTCCATTGGTGGCATAAGTTCTTCACTTCCTCTTTTCATAAATCTTTCAACAGATTTATAAAAATTGTTTAAATCTCGTCTATCTTGTAAACTTTGTTTTAAATTTTTTACTGATAATAACTCTGGCAACATAACATTATCTTCATTTTCATATTTCTTTATTAACCTTCTTAATTTACTATTAAATCTCTTTACTGCTTTTTGTAAATTTTGCTCGTCTTTTTTTCTAAAAGGTTTTCCATTTATTTGTTGCCAGCCCATTTATTATTCCTCCTTTTCTTCTACAAATTCAACATCTCCTAATAAATGAGCTTTCTTTATTTTTGCACCATGCAAGGTTTCAACTCTAAATCCTCGCTTTTCTATATAAGTATAATATTCAATAGTTAAAGCTAAATCTATATTGGATATATCTACATTTGGAACTACACTTTGTATTCTTGCTTTCGCTTTTTCTATATATCTATCAATATGTTTTTCAAAATGTTCTTTTATTGCATTACTACAAAAATAAAAATATAAACCGTTCCTTAAACTACATATATCACTATCTTGTATATTAATAAAAACACCTCTTACAGTCTTTTTATTTGTATTGTATAAATAAGCTCCTGCCATTTTATTTCTTCCTTTCTTTTAAGTTTTGAGCTAGTATTAAACTAACTCAAAACCTAATTTTTTATTTCCACCTTTGTGTTCTGTTTTTGTAATTCTAATTTTTACACCTTCTTTTGGAAGTTGTCCTTTAAACATTTGAACTAATTGTATCATACGCATTGCAAATAATTTACTTGCTGTAA